CGCGGCGTCTAGCACGATTGGTCGTGTCCAGGAGAACCACAGCGGTTCCCCGACATTCCTGGGTCAGCTTCACCATCTGGTGCTACCAGAGCACAGCTCCTGGAAGAGCAATTCTGCGGCCTCTGCAACATTGCATTGAGGGCTTACGCACTCTTCCCCTTGGAGAAAGGATGGTCTAAAGCCTTCCGCTGGAAGGTCAGGAAAACGAAGCGGCCGACACACGGATGAGTTGCCGTTCGGCAGCACTGGAGTTTCACTGCCCTCGGGTCCGCGCACCAACCAAACAGTGTCTGAATCAGAACGCTGAAGGTTGCGGACCCTTGGCTCGAGATCGCAAGAAAATGGCTGCAGCATCGTGCTGAACTTGCCTTTGTTCTCGCGGAACTCACTTAACAGTGCTGCGGGGAGCCTTGTTCTGCTCCACCACCCCTCCTCGGGGTCGAACCATGTCTGGTAATTCTTCAGACATCGAGCGAGGTCTGGTACCCGCTCCTCATCCTCTCGCAATGGTTCCATGCGGCTTCGGAAGATCACTTCGCCCCGAGCAAGGGCGGGAGCACAGCTCAGCTTGTTGTGCGTCCGGCGCACGAAGGTCGTTTTGCCCTCCGTCGCTAGTGACTTCGAAAGATCATGCATCGTCGGGTCGTCTGCACATCGCACTCCAAAGGTGCGGTTCTTGATCCTCTGGTAGAGGAACCCAGCCAGCTGTCGCTGGAAGGGCGTGGTGCGGACTTCGATCCCCGGATGAGCCTTCAGGCCCAGACCGCCAAATTCACACGGGATGAACAAGTTGAACTCCCCATGGTTGGTCTGCTCGCTGATCTCGGTTGCCCACAGACGTAGGCACCTTTTGAACGCGAACACAGGGTCGTTGGCAGTATCGAGGATCCTCTGGATCTTCGCGATGCATGGCATTTCCAGATTTTCAGGGCGCGTGCCAACACCACCAGAAAACTCCTTCTCCTCCCTGCTCGAGTGCAGGAGGCCAGAGTGGATGTATCCAATCGGGTGGAACTTGTTGACGCGTCGTGCAGATCCATCAGAGCCGGCCGGCTGGCCAGGTCCGGTGCGCGTGCATTGGCTTTTCGAACGCTTGCCCTTAGAAAGGGGGACAAGCGGTCTACCAGGGTCACTTATAACCGTAAGATCACCTGGTGGGGCCTCTGCTGGGCTGGAGTCGAACTTACACCTTCCGCTGCTTATATCACTACGCAGCGACGGGCGCCGACTACCATCCCCGCCACAACCTTTACCCACAGCCTCTGTACAAGAAGTCTCCGACTGACCAACCTCTAGGGTTTCGGTCTGTCGGACCTCATGACTGCAGAGCAAAGGTTGTGTAGAATGCATGAAACACTCCGAGTTGATTGTAAATACATCTCGAGCAAGATAGTTCTTGCCGAGACTCAGAGTGAATCCTACATCCCGCACCCATCCATTCCAGACCTCGTAAAAGGCTGGGTTGGCTCTGAACAGGATATCATCCCCATTCACTAGGACTGGGAGATCATCAAGTGGAAACGAACGGCCTGTGTACTCCTCAAGAGCACACCAGTACGCCGCCACGTTGATGCTGCACAAAACTGGAAATGACAAGGGGGACCCCATCAACTGCCCATTCTTCTGCTCAAACTCAGGGATATTCTCTTTCTCTGGGTAGCTGATGAGGTGGTTGCCGAGGACAGCACTGAGGATCATGCGCTCCTCCTGCGATGCACTGATACTTTTCATGTATTCGTGCATGCAGAGCGAATTGACCTGCTGACTCAAGCCATCCGTCGCGGCCGAGTAGTCGCCGGAGACCCACAGATCAAAGTCTGTGAGCCCTGCACACTTCTCCCGATCAAGAAGATCATGAAGATGGTGCTCTTCCAGCGGCTCACCGATCAAGGCAAACTGCGGGTGCTCTCGGAGCTTCTCCCACATGTCGACCTGATACGGCATCGACGCGATATACGGCAGTCCGTTCCCCTTGGTTATTAAGCGACACTTCAGCGGCTCTAAGATCTCTGCAACTCGAGCAGAACATCGACCTCCATCCTTCACGAGGTCGGAACACGCCTCACGGCGGAGCCACTGGACTGGGCATGCAGGGAGTGCTATGGAGGGCTCGTAACGAACCTCATGCACCTTGCCACGTGAGTAGTTCATGGACAGAAGGTCACCTGGATACAGCATCAGCCGATCCTCAAGGTACTCTCTCCATCTCTCGTGCAAGAAACCTGCCTTTCCTCCGGCACTGCGTACGTTCTCGAAGCATGCGTTGCTTCCTGGATTGCGCACGCGGTCACGGTTGACGTGCCGGGTATCCCAGAATTTGTACTTGCCGTCGCGAGTCATCCTTTGACGATGCCAGATGTCGCGGAATTTCTTCCTGATCTTCTCGGCAGCATCTTCAGCCATCACGGGGAGCTCTTGTGTTAAACTCTCCTTATGCTTGAGCATAGTGGCATGGATGAACTCGGCGGGTACTGTCGCACATCCTCTCTTCGCGCCTTGGCAGAGTGACCACATCGTGCGCGCAGCGCGCTTGTTGGTGGTCCTGCTTGCAAGGAGATTCTTGAAATGTCTCCGAGCTCGGCCTTTGAGAGGGAACTGCATGGAACCTAA